ATGGATTGCACCGTCGATTTCCATCGTTAGGTAACGGAGGAAAGCACCAGCGTTGCTAGCAGAAGCCTTGATAGTCTGAGCGTCAATCGATGCAAAGGAGTAATCCTTCTTACGAGTAATAACAAACTGTTCAAGACTACTTGTTGATTTGATGCCCTGGGCACTCGCGAAGATTGCACCAGCACGTTGAGGATTACCGTAAAGAATCGGGATCGGCATGTTTAAACCGTCGAACGATTCATATTTCGGCAATAAGGCAAGCAATGGATTATTCTTATAAACCATCTCCTTCACTCGGAGAGGCTTATAGTGAAGTTTCATTGCCTGGGTAACAGTCTCAAAATTTAAGTTTTGAGAGCCTGCTAAATACGGCATGAGTTAGCTCCTACACTAATCGAAAAGTTTTATATTTCGAGCGATCCATTCAAGACTCTCTTCACGAGTCATGTCGTCTGGTCGTTCGTCAGCACTAGACTTCTGCGGCATGGCAGATGCCTCTTGCGTTAATGTTTTTCGTGGTCCCGTGTTCTCGGTGGGAGCTTCCTGTGTAGTCGCTTTACTCGCAAATAGGGCGGCAATTTTCTCGGTGCCAACATACTGCCTCGCCTGATCCATGAGATAATTCTCAATCTGACTTGCAGCCTGGTCATACGACATAACCTTCCCCACTCCCGTGGCTTGGTCGATCGTATTATTATAATATCGCTGCATTAAATCAGCGACCATTGGATAGTCCCCCCTGGCTTTCACCAAAGAGTATGTATCCCCCTTAGTCTCCACGAAATTTTGGATTTCGTCAAGAAGAGTCTTCATGCTCGAATTGTACTGACGGGCATTAGTCGCCTGTCTTTGCTCTGCCAACTGGCCCTCAACCACCTGGAGGCGCTCAAGAAGGGCGGAATCACCACTCGAATCCTTGACAGGATCCGCAAGAGACGGGTCTTCTATCAGCTTATTGGCAACATCCTGGTAAGTAAGGCCGAACTTGCGGAGAAACTCAATAGGGTTAGCCTTAGCTGCAGCCTGGAGGGACTCCATGTCCTCGCCGGGAAGACTTTTCTTTACTGCTTGCTCTCGCTCTCGGAGTTGTCGGTCTCGCTTGGCGAGGATTTCAAAACGACGTCTATCCGGGGTGACCTCTTCTTGCTCTGTATCCGGTAGAACACCTTCGGGTGGACTTTCTTCTGGAACGGCCACACTCTTCGGTTCTTGCTCAGACTTCTCGGGACCTGCAGTAGCAGCGGGTTTTTCTTCTCCATTTGGGGGATTTTCCTGTTCTTGGGCTGCGGCAAGCTCCTTGAGGGTCTCCTCAACGGCAGCGGAAGTAGTGAAGGAGGGAATCTCGTCCCCGCTTCGAGCCTTCTCTCTGGTAACTGTCTGCATTGCTAATTCACTTGATGAAATATCCATCTGTTATTCCTTTACGTTTAAACGGGTGCCCCACCACCTAGTTGGGCTAAGATCTCGGGAGGAGGTGTTTCTCCTCCAGGGCCTCCTGGCATCGGGCCTTGTGGGGGACCTCCTGCCATAGGCATACCTGCTTCGGGACCAAGTGGAGCACCCATCATTCCTGGCTCTCCCATTCCTGGAGGAGGCGTTGGCATCTCTGGACTAGTCATTGGTCCAGTAGGCATCCCCATCCCACCCGCCATTTGCATGTCGGCAAGCAGCTTCTGACACTGAGCGATGAACACCCGCATCATCTCCAGCTTGTTCTCGGGGAGGTTGTTCAACTTAGCCCGAATATAGGCCTGCTGAACTCGACGAATGCAAAGACCTAGGTTCATATAAGGCTCGGGAGGAGTCGGTTCCCCCTTCGCCTGGATCTTCTCGATGATAGAGTCAATAATGTCCACGTCTGCAGTCATTAAGGAGGTGACTGCTTCAATATCGGGGTAATCCAGGAGCTTAAGAAGGGTTTGAGGGTCTTGGAGAAGACCAGACTGGCTTAGGTCAACTACGGATTGCAGCCGCGCCGCGGGAGTAGTGGGCAACAGGGAGGTTGGGTATATCTTCATGACATACTGCTCCTCTTTTAGGTTCACATCTCTCCAATCTATCTGCTCGATTTCCTTATCTCCGTGGGAGACAACCTTGTATTCTTCACCACGATCTGCAATTTCTCGCGCCAATCCAATCATCTGACGTGCGGCATCTAGGAAAAGTTGCTCATACTTTTGAGATATGATGACAAACCGCTCTGATTCAATGTCCTGGAACTCTCTAAGAGCCACGCCTGATTCCAACCCTGCTGGCTTTTTAGACTGGGCAGCGAGTTGAGAGACCCCGGAGATTTCATAAGCTCGCTCAAACAAACGGTCCAGATGGGAAAAGACTTCACCACTAACCGTCTTTGGGACGAAAAAATCAGGCTTAGTTCCGGTGTATTCAAGAACGGACCAGATTTCGTTATTGAGGTGGGCTTCTGAGATCTTACTTCCTGCTTCAGTGATGACCTTTGGGGTTGCGAGGTGCATTTGTAGCTGGATGTTCTGCAGAAGTTTGTTGATTTCGAGTTGGATACCAATAAGCTCTTCACAAAGACCTTTGCCCCAAAAGCCAAAAAGCCGATCGCTCCACTTAAGCCAAACAAAAGGGAAGTAATCATAGTCCCACTCTTCTTCCAGGAGGGTAACGTTGTTAGCACAGATGATGTGCTTCCCGTCTGAGGCTCCCTCCACTGACGGTAAATGCCACGCTTCGATAATTTCTATCTGCTCCTCGACCCTAGTTTCACGAGAAACACTATCGTCCTTTGATTCCATCGTGCGGTCGAGCGCCGTCTTGTGCTCTGGGAACATCCCTTTGACAACATCGCGAGCCATGCTCTTGGTCTGGAATAGACTACGAGGCTCCCCGTAGTAACTCTCATTTTCATCAATGATAAGTTCTGCGGGGAATACACGCTTGGCGTTGATCCCATTCGGACCCTCGTAAATCTTCATGCAACCAGTGCCGAAAACACAAGAATCCAGGAAAACCTTTGGCCCCTCCATGTATATGTCTGCACCGTAGAACTGGCCCTGGCAAAACTTGTCCAGGAGTTGTGCTTTCCGCTGCTGCGCCCAATCGCCCCCAGAAGTCAAAAAAGTCGCTTTTGGCCGGTTTTTCGCGATTTTGGCGGAAATAGTGTCGCACATTGACTTCACAACGTTGAAAGTCACCCTTCGCCGGTCTACCGAGGCATTAACAGGTCTAACGACCCCACCAGGCCCTAAACCTTCGTAATTCTCGTCATTATAGAGCCTGAAGTGCTGAAGGCTCTCGGTTTGGCGGTATTTCTGGTCATCAAGCAGTTTTCGGACCACAGTGAAGACGTAAAGATGAGACGTGTCATTGGGAGTGTCCCACCAGTAAAAATCGGGTAGTCCATCGGATGTCGGGAGTAATTCTTTAACCATTAGTTAAACCTCGTTGGTTTCATGTCTTTTAGAACAGTAGCTTCTTGAATAGCGAGCGGCTGATCATTTGGGCGAAGAGACCTCGCGTGATTTTTCCACATAACCTCCTCCTGCTTTGCATACCACTCGGGGCTACCACTAACTACCTCTGGAACAGGCTCCTCATAAAGCCAGTGCCTGCATTCACGCCACCCGTAGAGGGCCGCGTCGGACAAGTGATTCTCAAAGCGAGGGTCTTCCTTCGTTCTGTTCTCATGCCACTGGAGGAGATCCCACTCGTCAAAAATAGGGCTTCCTGGATGGACAAGTATTCGATTCGTTTGCAGCCCATCATTGAAATACTGGATGTAAGCGTGTTTCTGCCTTTTCTCCGCAGGCTTAATGGGAAGCGCGTATCTGCGGCGCATCTCCTCGACCATGGACTTGCCGAGACCACCCTCATCGCAGACCATAGCTACAAACTCATACTGGTCGTTTAACCGGTCGATTATCTCTGCTATTTCGGACGTAATCAGCCTTGTTTGCTTAAAGCAGTCCACCAAGTAGGCATTAGGTGAATCCTGGGAGAAACCCCAGACACAGAAAGCCGTAGCATCTGTGAACCCGAGGTCGACTCCCAGGATATACTCCAAACCTTCGGGGAACGCAGCCACCTTATTGGTCTCAGAGTAACGGTAAACCAGCGAGTCGTCTGAGCGGATCCACTTACCACACCACTCGCGCATGTAGACTGGATTATCTTCCCTCCACCCTTTGCTCTTAAGTTTTCGGTCCAGGTAATCGGCAGCATGAGGAATGTACGGATTTTCGCGAATGGTCCACTTGTGGACTGAATACCCCATCTCCCTCTTGGTCGTTACATCGAAGAAATGCCCATGACATCGAGCATTCGGGGTTCCCGTCATTAATAGCGTACCTTGGTAATCCAGGAGGGCAGGCTCAAGTACGTCTTCAACCAGTTCGGGCAAAAACGGACCGTAACTAGCGGCCTCATCAATAACCACAAGCGGATACGCACTACCTCTAAGCTTGTCGATATCTGCTTCATCATTAGCTCCATTCAGGGAGATCTGACTCCCGTTCTTGAGGGTTGCGATTAGTTCGTTATTATTGAACTTCATCCCTATGTGGTATTGGCGGTTAGCCAACTTTAGGGCTCCCCACATTAGGCGCTTCGCAACTGGTCGGGTAAGAGCAATGTAGGGGATTAAGCTATTCGGATATCGGTGGGCCATCTCCAACATATAATAGCAACAGGTGTAGGTCTTCCCGGCTCGACGACTGCAGAGGGCAGCCTTCTGCTTGGACGGGTCATCTATAAGCGCCAGTTGCTTATCGAAAAGGTCCTCACGCCAACGATAGGTCCGGTCCCCAACAGGTTCCTTCCCGCCAAGGGCTTCTGTATCCCCAAAGCGTTTCAGGTACTCCTGGAGAACCTGCCTACCATCGTGGGAGTCCTTAGCCATTGTTTAGATTGTCACCGGATTAGGTGGGTCACCGATAGACAGCGGCTTCTTCCTG